CTTTGGCGAGTACGTAGATTTAGACACATACATAGGCGATTGGGAAAATATCCACAGAGCAATGGCGGTATTATACAGACCCATTAAGGCAAAGATTAAAGACAAGTATGAGATCGAAGAGTATAAAGGCGATCATTACTACGATGCTATGTTAAATATGCCTATGGACGCAGTACTATCAAGCATTGTTTTTTTTTACGCTTTAGGGAGCGACTTACAAAAAGGCATAGCGGACTATTTGATGGAGCCGGAGAAGGGGATTTATCAGCAGTATCTAACTTCAATAGAAAGTGGGGGTGGTACAATGCTATACATATACTCTGTAACGGAGACGCTACAAAGATTGAACAGATCACTAACCTCAACGTAGGCGTATGTCTACTAGCATTAGAATACAATAAAGAACTTAAAGAAGTAGAACAAAGAAATTTAAAAAGATGAGCGTAGCAATTAGAGGATTCTATTTATTAACCGAAGCCATTAAGGAAGAGTTATTAAGTGATCCGAATGTAAACACCGTTACCTTTGGCGACATAACAGATATAGACCTCTCTAAACAGACGATCTTTCCGTTAGCGCACATTATGCTCAACACGGTTACGAACATTGATAACATACTCGTATTTAACATTAGCGTATTTGCTATGGATGTAGTCGATAACTCTAAGAATGAAACGGTAGATATTTTTGTAGGAAATGACAACGAGCAAGATATCTTAAATGCGATGCTATCAGTATTGAATAAACTAGCACAAAGACTAAGAGGCGGTACACTACACAAAGATAAATACCAATTAGACACAGACGTAATATTTGAGCCATTCGTAGAGCGATTCGAAAATTCATTAGCCGGGTTTGTTGGTACATATGACATTATGATCCCTAACGACATTAACATATGCTAGAGTACGATAACCTACAAAAAGCGTTAGAGGTATTTAGAGATAAGGTTGTAAGAGATGCAAGACGTAGCCTCAAACAACAAAAGAAGATATCGTCAGGGCGTTTATATAACTCCATACAAGGCAGTCCTGTTAAGGTTACTGACAAGAGTATGCAGTTTAATATTTCGATGGAGGATTATGGAACGTACATTGACAAGGGAGTTAGTGGTGTAATTAAGAAGTACAACACGCCATATTCATATAAAGACAAAATGCCACCGCCAAGCTCTTTAGATAGTTGGATGGTACGCAAGGGAGTTGCTCCTCGTGATATTAAAGGGCGATTCATACCACGTAAAACACTACAGTTTTTGATCGCTAGGTCTATATATCAGAACGGATTAAAGCCTAGTTTGTTTTTTACTAAACCATTTGAGAAACATTATAAGGGATTACCCGAAGTATTAGAGAAAGCATTTGAACTTGATGTCGATGAGTTTATCGACTTTGTAACTAAACAGAATTTTTAATTATGCCATTTAGAGTAAGAAGCCCATATTTTTTATCACAGTCCGGTGGACTATCACAGCGTCTTGAAATAACGATAGACGGGGTGCTTAGATACACGCTATTCAAAAATACTACCGATGGGTTATTTGATATATCAGAACTCTGTAGAGATTATCTAAACATCTCTTACGGGGGTACATTAAGCACAACACCAATGACCAATTATATGGCAGAGGTTGAGGTGCAATGTGATATCTATAGTGTAGAGAATGGCACAGGTACAGGTGATGTATTTAGCGGTATCATATTAGACAATTACGCTGTTGATGGGTACAATTATTATGACGAGGATAACAATGGAGTTAATCCCGGCTTTAATGCAATATTGATTTCGAATGATACTTTATGGTATCCAGAAAATACCACAGGGTCATTTTATTATGTAAACTCTTCAGGCAATACTTTACTTACAAGTTTTGGAGCAACAGACACAACAAAGATAACGCCCGGTAATACAGTATATATTAAGAGATTTCCTTGTAATAAATACACCCCTGTTAAATTAGTATTCATTAATAAGTTCGGAATGCCTCAAGAGTTATATTTCTTTGCTAAGAATATTAAGTCAATGAACACTACGAAAAACAGATACAAGTCAAACGTGCTAACCAATGCGGGTAGATTTACAGAGGAAGATGCACAAATAAAGACGTTTCATAATAACGGATCAATTAGTTACACACTACACACCGACTATATTACAGAGGACTATAACGAATTCATACAGGAGTTAATGTTATCTGAACAAGTATGGGCGAGTATTGAGGGGTCTACTAAGCCGGTTATTGTAAGCAACAATAGCGTAACCTATAAGACGAGTTTAAATGACAAGCTAGTAAACTATCAGATTGATATTACACAAGCAAACGATCTAATAAGCACAATGCGTTAATGAGGAATTTATCCATATTTATTGATGGCGATAAACTCGATCTATTCAATGACGAGAACATATCCCTTACGCAAACGATACAGAACGTAAGAGATATTGCTAAAGTATTTATGCCATTTACACAGGCATTTACAGTACCGGCTTCCAAAGCAAATAATAAGATATTTAAACATTATTACAACTACGATATTGATAATGGCTTTGATGCACGAGTAAAAATAGACGCTACATTAGAATTAAACTACCTACCATTCAAAGAGGGTAAGATACAATTACTCGGAGTAGAGATGCGTAATAACGCACCGTATGCCTATAAGATTACCTTTTATGGCAATACTATAAACCTCAAGGATATTTTAGGAGAAGATAAATTAAGCTCGTTATCTTGGTTAGGTGGTTTCCGAAGAAATTATAATGCCGGTCAAGTAAGATCTGATTTACAAGTAAACGCAAGAGATTTAACAAATACATTTGATGGCAATCTATATACAGGTGCATTTTGTATGCCGTTAATAGGTTGTAAAACTAGGCTGTATTATGATTCGTCTACACACGGTGGCACAGACGTAGAATATCCAAGTCCGAACGGTGGTAATTTACATTATGATGGGGGTAGTGGATCGCACCATCACGGGGTATATTGGGAAGAGCTAAAATATGGTATTCGATTATACCTAATAGTTAAAGCGATTGAAGAGAGTTATCCGGGTATAGAGTTTTCTGCCGATTCATTTTTTAAAGACACTACAAACGATCAATGGTATGATCTGTATATGTGGATGCACCGTAATACAGGGTTTGCATTTGATTCAGCGTCAGTTACTACAACAGAACTATATGATGGATTCACAAACGACCTTACACAATTTAGTAGAGTTGTAATGAATAATCAAAACCTACAAGTTTTTGCATTAACAGGCAGTCAGACAATATCATATACTTTAACTGCTCAACGTACTAATGGAACAGGTGATTTTACAGTAACCATTAAAAAAGACGGCATTGTATATCAAGAGCAAACATTCACCTCAACGACCAACCCTATAATTGGAACTTTAACCGGTACATTAACAAACTCATCAACAGGTTATGAGGTTTACATTACAGGACAAGGATTAGATATATTTAATGTTACTTGGAATTTGAATGATTCTTCAATAGGCGAAACCGGTTCATTTGTAGGTGGTTCTATACAATTATTAGGAGGATTAATATTTAATGCGCAAGAACAAGTACCGGAAATGAAGGTAATAGATTTTCTATCCGGGTTATTTAAAATGTTTAACCTAACAGCCTTTGTACAATCCGATGGTAAAATTAAGGTACAACCGTTAGACGATTTCTACGCAAGTGGAACAGACCGGGATATATCAAAGTACGTGGACACTTCAAAGTCGTCTGTAGACGTTGCTCTTCCGTTTAAGGAGGTAACCTTTGAGTATGCCGGAAGAGGTACATCAGTAGCTAAACTATACGAAGAGCGACAGGGTATCGGATGGGGTACCGAAGAATATAAAATCAATAATGCAATAGGTGGTGAGGTGTACACAATATCATTACCCTTTGAGCATATGCAATATGAATATCTAATAGACGTAGGAGGCACTTCAATAGAAAAGTTACAAGTTGGTAATTTCTTAGATGATAAAGATCAGCCATATTTTGGTAAGCCATTATTATTTTATTATGAACGCCAACAGTCCGCTACAACGTCTATATCCTTTTTAAATGACATATCAAGTACACATTCAGAGTTATTCTCTTGGTGTTCGCCATTAAATTCAGTATCCACGAATCCGGCTACAAGTACAGCCAATATACACTTTAGACAAGAAATAAACGAGTTTACGCCTACAGGAAACTTTGACGCTACGTTGTTTTCAGAATACTACGCAGATTATATTTCTGATGTATTTAATACTAAGAGGCGATTAAAAAAAGTAAACGCAAATTTACCTATTAGCTTTTTAATTAATTACACACTAGCAGATACGTTAATCATAAATGGTGAGCGTTATAAGATAAACTCAATACAAACAAACCTAAGTACAGGTGATAGTACGTTAGAATTACTTAACGAGTTATGATACGAGAAATAATAGAACTATTGAATATCGTAGAGGATGGAACGGAAAATATCCGGATCGCAAAGGGCAAGTATAAATTGCCTATGAGCGTTAAAGAAGCCTACGAGTTAAAGCTTAAAAAACATAAATGGGATGCCAAAAAAGATTGAAATAATTGCAGAGGTAAAAGCGGATGGCGCGATTAAAGACCTCGACAGATTAGAAGATAAATTAGAAGACGTAGCCAAAGCCTCCGAAAAAGCCGGAGATGAAACCAAGTCGTTAGGTGAAGAGGTAGGACAAAGTGGTGCTGCAATATCATTATTAGATCAAGCAACAGGTGGTCTAGCTTCTCGTGTTCGTGATTTATCCGAAGTATTTAAGCAATTCGGAGGTAGAATAAAATCTGTAACTGCAGCCCAATTAAAAGCAAACCTAGCATTTCTAGCTAACCCTGTTGTATTGGTAGCGACAGCAGTTGCCGGATTAACAATCGCATTTGCGAAGTACGCGTCTAAATTAACAGGCGATGTAGTACCGGTTACTACCACACTTAAAAATATGTTTTTGTCTTTAGGAAACGCTGCAGACTTTGCAAGACGACAAGGTGAGGCGTATACTCAAGCGATGACAGATAAACAGGTTAAAGAAACCGAAAGAGCAATACAGGTATTAAAAGCCTACGGTCAAGAAACTATTGACTTAGAAATAGAGAATCTGCGCAGACGTATGGGTATTATGGAAAAGGGTACCGAAGAGTACTACGAGGCTCAAACTCAATTAAGCGTATTATTAGCACAGAGAGATGTACAAGAAACTGCTAAAGCACGAGAAGCCGAATTAGCGCGTATTGCAGAATTAGACCGTATCGAACAAGAGCAAAGAGAAAGTCAAGCACTACTAGATGAGTTTGATAAAGGAGCCAATGAAGCAATCGCATACGCAGAGGGTAGGTTATTTGGTGAGGAACAAGTTAAAGAAGATCCAAGATTCCAATACGTTGATTTAGATGACGATGAGGAAGATCCGGAATTAGTAGCCTCATTAGAACGAAATCAAAGATTAGTAGACGCTGAAAAGGATAAAAACGAAAAACTTAAAGCACTACGTCAAGACTTATTCTTAAACCTAGCTTCTATATTTGGCGCAGAGAGTAGATTAGGAAAAGCAATGCTTGTTGCTAAACAATTACAGAACGCAAAGGAACTAGCAATGGAGGTTACTAAAACAATCGCGTTTAGTAAAGGCGCACTTGCAAGATCAGTCGCTGCAGTTGCAGAGGGATCAGCACAAACAGCCAAAGTAGGATTCCCACAAAATATACCTATGTTAATAGGATACGCTGCTCAAGCCGCCGGAATCATATCCGCAATAAAACAAGCCACTTCAAAAGAGGGTATTGACGTAGCAACGCCTACATTTGTACCGGCTACAGTTACTAACAGACCACAAATCGCACAAACACTACCACAAGTTAACGCAGTTGGTTCATCCGGTATTAGTCAATTAGCGCAAACAATATCCGGGCAACAACAGCAACCTGTAAGAGCGTATGTAGTGAGTGGAGATGTATCAAGCGCACAATCATTAGATCGTAACATAATATCTAACGCATCAATATAGCAAATCATATAAACACACGTTAAAGAAGTATGAATATCATTGAGTTAATTATAGACGAGAATGACGAGTTTAGCGGAATAGACGCTATCTCTATTGTTGAATCACCGGCAATCGAAGAAAACTTTATCGCACTAAATGAGCAAAAGGAATACAAATTTGCGGAGGTAGATAATGAGAAGAGAATATTAATGGGTGCTATATTGATTCCTAATAAGCCTATTTATCGCAAAGATGGCGACAAAGAGTATTATATATACTTTACTAAAGACACGGTTAAAAAAGCGTCAGAGTTATTCTTAATGCGTGGTAAGCAAAACAATAGCACGTATGAACACTTTGAAAAGATTAACGGGTTAACGCTAGTAGAGTCTTGGATCGTAGAGGATAAGGAGAAAGATAAGACCGCGTTATACGGTATGGATTTACCGGTAGGCACTTGGGCAGGTACTCTTAAAGTAAATAACGATGACGTATGGAATGAGTACGTTAAAACAAATAAGGTTAAAGGCTTTAGTATAGAAGGATATTTTGCTGAGAAAAATGAGCGACCTAACGAGGTTATCGAAGAGGACTTGTCAGCAGAGATACAGGCGGGTTTAAAATTGTTAGAGATTAAACAGGCATTAATTGAGTATCAGCTAAAATCCTTTTCTAATTACCCGGATGGAATTAAGGGAAATGCAAAACGTGGTATTGAGTTAAATAAGAAGCAAGGAAATAAATGCGCAACCCAAACAGGTAAAGTACGCGCACAGCAATTAGCACAAGGAAAGGCGATCACCTTACAAACGGTTAAGAGGATGTATTCATATTTATCACGAGCCGAAGAATATTACGATCCGAATGACACTACCGCGTGTGGTACTATTTCGTATTTATTATGGGGAGGTAAAGCCGGTCTACGATGGTCGCGTTCTATATTAAAACAAGAGGGCGAAATTGAAATGGTAGAGCGATTAATAGACGAATCATTAAAGGCGCCTTGTTGGGAAGGCTATGAGATGATCGGATATAAAAGAAAGAATGGTAAAAAAGTTCCTAATTGCGTACCTATTAAAAGAAAATGAGAAACAAAGAATTTAAGACACCGTCATACTCTAGTCCTAAAGGTGGGCGTAGAGCGTGTTACTGTAAAGACACAAACACATACTCGATTAAGTGTTGCGATGGGTCATTATGGGCGCAAGGTATTGGCTCAATTTACAGAAAGTAAAATGCAAAAAAAATCATTAATTCGTTAAACCTATAAATTATTAATTCATTTTATGAAAGCAACTGATCTATTAGAAAAGATTCAAACGCTTCTATCTGCTAAAGTACAATTAGCGGAAATGAAGTTAGAGAACGGAACAGTACTTGAAGCGGAATCATTCGCAACAGGTGAATCTGTTTTTATCGTAACCGAAGACGACAAAGTTGCTTTACCTGTCGGTGAGTATGAACTCGAAGATGGTAGAGCGTTAATCGTTGAGGAAGAGGGTATCATTGCAGAGGTTAAAGCTATGACCGAAGCACAAGAAGAAGAAGAAGAGGTAAAAGAAGAGGCTGAAATGTCTGCAGAAGATTTAGCAGAAGTTGAGGTTGAAGTTGAGCCGGAATCTTACGACAGCCCTGCCGAAGCTGAAAAAGCAGAGGACATTATCCAAGCAGTAGTTGATGCAGTAGCACCGGCTATTGAAGAGATTACAGAGGAGTTAGGAAAGATGAAAGAGGAGATGGAAAAAATCAAAATGGAGTATGACAAGAAGAAAGAAGAAATGTCATCACAAGCTCCTGCGACAAAGCCATTAAAGCATTCACCAGAGAGTGGAGCAACCTCTGTTAGAACACCATTAGCGTCTAAACGCGCTCGTTCTACAACTGACGTAGTATTTGCTAAAATGTTTAATAAATAATAGATATGGATATAAACAACGAGAAATTACAAGAGATATTTGATAATGCTCCAGAAGATAAAAAAGAAGCAAGGAAATACTTTAGAGAGCATAATAGGTTCCTACATACTAACCCTAAAAACCATTAATAATGTCAGAAACAAGATATTTATCATCGGTTAACGGAGATAGTGCCGATAATGTAAAATTCGTTAATGCGTCAGATTGGGATCTTACATCTACGGGAGCAAATGCAACTAGCGTTTTATGGTTATATCCTGAAGATTTTGGGAAGACTATTGTCCTTAATGAACCGCCTCCAATTAACCCCGCTAATTTAGGCTCATCAACTTGGTTTAATAAATTCTGGATTATGTTTACAGGAGTATATCAAGAAGACCCTACAGCAGAAGCAATTTGGGGTGGTGATTTTGGTGAAATATTAATAGGTAAACAATATATGGAGCTTCCGGAAGGTTCTCAAATAAGAATTGTTAAAGGTTATCCTGATACTGATCCTGTTGAAACCGTATCACCGGCAAGAGATGCAGATTTTCAACAATTACGTCTTACCACAGACTATTATATAGAACCATTTTCTGGTCGTCAATACTATCCCGGAGATTGGGCAACTTATGAATCATATTGGATAACACAATCACCAACTTCGACATTGAAATATAAAGATTGGTATAACTGTAGCGTAGGTAATAGTCCAACTACAGGATTGTCTTGGGGTGATTCTATTGTAATTACTAAATTAGGCAATATTCATTTTGATGATACTAATGGTAAGGATATATACTTTGTAATGAATGCGGACGTACACGCGGAGAACCCAGATATTTACTAAAAATAAAAATTAATATTAAATAAAAAATGGCAACAACAACAACTATTACAACTACTTACGCAGGGGAGTTTTTACAGCAGTATATCTCTGCCGCGTTACTATCAGCAAACACACTTGAGAATGGTGGTTTGACGATTAAACCAAACATTAAGTTCAAAGAGGTGATTAAGAAAGTAGCAACCGGAAGTGGTCTTATTGGCGACGCAGGATGTGATTTCGTATCTACTTCTTCTGTAGATTTAACAGAGCGTATCATTCAGCCGGAAGAATTCCAAGTGAACGTAGAGCTTTGTAAGAAAGACTTCCGCTCTGATTGGGAGGCTATCGAAATGGGATTAAGTGTATATGACAACTTACCTCCTTCATTTTCAGATTTCTTAGTAGGACACGTTCTTGGAAAAATCGCCGAGCAAACCGAGCAGAACATTTGGAAAGGTGTAAACGCTAATCCGGGTGAGTTTGATGGTCTTACTACTCTTATGTTAGCAGACGCAGACGTAAATGACGTAACAGGTACAACCGTAACTGCAGCGAATGTTATTGATGAGTTAGGTAAAATCGTAGACGCTATTCCATCTACTATCTATGGTAAAGAGGATTTACACATCTACATTTCTCAAAACATCGCAAGAGCATACGTTCGTGCATTAGGTGGTTTCGGATCAATCGCGTCTAACGCAGGTGCAAATGGTGTAGACAACAAAGGTACACTATGGTACGGTATGGGTCAGAACTTAGCATTTGATGGCGTTAAGCTATTTGTTGCTAACGGACTAGCTGACAACACAGCCGTAGCTGCTGAAAAGTCAAACCTATATTTCGGTACCGGATTAGCCTCTGATATGAACGAGCTAAAAGTATTAGATATGTCTGATCTTGATGGATCGCAAAATGTACGTGTAATCGCAAGATTTACTGCCGGAGTACAATACGGAATCGGTTCTGATATCGTACTTTACTCTTAATAAAAACTGATTAATTAACAATAAGGGGTAGGTAAGCCGATAAAGCCTACCGCCCCTTTTTTAATACTTAAACATATGCCTTGTACACTTGCAACGGGAAGAGCCTTACCTTGTAAAGATAGCGTTGGTGGTATCACGGCTGTATGGTTTTGCGATTATGGACAATTAGGAAACCTAACAATTTCCGGCGCAGAATTAACAGCTATTAGTGGAACGCCTGACCTATATCGTTACGATGTAAAGGGGAACTCGTCTATGGAGCAGACTATAAATGCAGATCGCGCTAATGGAACTGCGTTCTATACTCAAACACTCAACCTAACTCTAACTAAGTTAGATGCCGCTACTGCAACCGAGTTAATCGACATTGTAAAAGCTAGACCACACGTTTTCGTAGAAGACTATAACGGTAACTATTTTGCATTAGGCGTTACTCACGGATGCGAAGTAACAGGTGGAACTATCGTTACAGGAGCAGCGATGGGAGACCTTAGCGGATTTACTCTTACACTAACAGGTGAAGAAACATTACCCGCATTATTTACAACTTCAACAGTAGTTACTGACAATGAATCAACGACACAGATTGATCCATCAGCGTAGTAACATAATATACTGTATATTAGAGGGTGGCATTTAGCTACCCTTTTTTATTTGTATTTAATGCAAAAAACTTAAAACGCGCGTTAAAAGAGTATGAAGATTTTAAAGACCGGAACGGATCAACAAACGCTTACCTTTATACCTAGAGCGTATAGTAATCCTATCGTTTTAACTTTAAGAGATGATCAAACCAATGAAGTAGTAACATATACTATTAATGGTAATATATGGCAATATCAAGCTAACGAATGGAATCTGTCAGAGTTAATATGGAATGTCGATGATAATAGTTTTCTTAATTTTACAGACTATATGGTAATTAGTCATTCGTTTGATTTACGAGAAGGACATTATTACGATCTAACAGTCAAAACAATAACCGGAGCAGTAATTCATTTAGATAAGATATTCTGTACAGACCAAGACATTGATGAGTCATTAAATCAATACTACTCAATCAATGAGGGTGAATACATACAGGATCAAAATGCTGACAATGATTTTATAATATTATGAGTATAAAAGTAGTAAACCTTTCGTCTTACACTACGCCTAAAGTACAGGAGGTAAAGAACCAAGATTGGGTAGCGTATGGCGCAGACAATAATTACTATCAGTATTTGATAGACCGCTACAATGGTAGTCCTACGAATAACGCAGCGATAAATGGAATTAGCCAATTAATATTTGGTCAAGGGTTAGATGCAACTGATTCGAGTAAAAAGCCGGATGAGTATGCTAGAATGAAATCGTTATTTAATGACGAATGTGTACAAAAGCTAGTAAACGACTTAAAACTATTAGGTCAATGCGCTATGCAAGTTATTTATAATCAAGCACATACGCAGGTTGTACAAGTAGAACACTTCCCGGTAGAAACAATACGCGCAGAGAAAGCCAATGAAGAGGGAGATGTATTAGGGTACTATTATTTTCATAATTGGCAAGAATATAAAAAAGGAGATAAGCTAAAACGTATCCCATCATTTGGCACATCAAACGAAGGAGTAGAGATATTGTTTGTTAAGCCTTATAAAACAGGATTCTATTACTATTCCCCTGTAGACTATCAAGGAGGTTTGCAATATTCGGAGTTAGAGGAAGAGATATCAAACTATCACCTCAACAATATTATGAACGGTCTTGCGCCTAGTATGCTAATTAACTTCAATAATGGTATACCGGATGAGGAACAGCGCGAATTAATTGAAAGAAGAATATACGAAAAATTTAGCGGATCGTCAAATGCGGGTAAATTTATTCTTGCGTTTAACGATGATAGCAATTCACAAGCGTCTATAGAGCCGGTACAATTATCTGATGCGCATATGCAATATCAATTCTTGTCTGATGAGAGTATGCGTAAAATTATGGTATCGCATCGTATTGTATCGCCAATGCTATTAGGTATTAAAGACCAAACAGGATTAGGAAACAATGCAGACGAATTAAAGACCGCGTCTACATTAATGGACAATACTGTTATTAGACCGTTCCAAAAATTGCTTATTAACTCTTTCGATGAGATTCTAGCATTTAATGGCGTATCATTAGACCTATACTTTAAGACGTTACAGCCGTTAGAATTTACGGATTTAGATAACGCAATGACTAAAGAACAGGTAGAAGAGGAAACAGGTCAAAAGTTATCACTTAGCGAAGACGTGGCTGACGATATTTTAGAGCGCGTTTACGAGCATTTAGAGAATATTGAAACCGAAGACCTATCCGACTACGAATTGGTTGATGAGCGACCTGCAGACGTTGATAGAGATAGACAGTTAAATTCAATGTTTAAATTCGCAACGGTAGCAAAGAGTACGCCTAATGAAGAGAGCGAACAAGACAACGAATTATTTAAAGTACGTTATCAATATGCTCCATTAAGCACTTCTGCGGATAGTAGAGAGTTTTGCAGAAAAATGGTAAGTGCCGCGAAAACCTACAGAATTGAAGATATAGATCAAGAGTTAGCAGTCAATCCGGGATTTGGAATAGGAGGATCAAACTCTTACAATATTTTTATGTATAAGGGTGGCGCACAATGTAAACACTTCTTTATGAGAAAGGTATACATAAGAAAGAATAACAAAAAAATATCTGTAAACGAAGCACGTCGTATGATTAACGCCTTAGAGCCGGAAGATCGCGCCGGAGCAAGGCTAGATGTAAACCCGGATGAGGTTGCTAAAAGACCATACGATATGCCCAATAGAGGATATGTAAACCCACCATCTTGGATCTAATATGGCTACACCACTATTTATATCACGTACAGACCTAGTTAAGAAAACCATTGTCAATGGAAATGTTGATACGGATAAGTTTATACAGTTCATTGAAATTGCACAAGTAATACACATACAGAATTATTTAGGCACAAAATTGTATGATAAAATTTCGGATGAGATTGAAGCCGGAACAATATCGGGTGATTATTTAGAATTGCTTAAAGACTACATACAGCCAATGTTAGTTCACTACGCAATGTCGGAATATGTACAGGTCGCCGCTTATGAGGTTAAGAATAACGGATTACTTAAACACCGATCAGAAAACGCAGATACGCCTACAACAGACGAAGTAGACTCATTAAGCGTTAAGTATTTAAGGTGGGCAAAGTTTTATACAGAGAGATTTATGAGGCATATGGCTTTTAATGCGCCATCTAAATTTCCGGAGTATAACCAAAACATAAACGATGATATGCATCCGGATAGAAACAATAATTTCACAGGTTGGAATTTATGAGTGAGTATAATGTAAAAAAAGTAAACGTCATTAAGCTGTATCAATATGTAAAAAAACAGAATACTGACGTTAAAAGTAAAAACAATAAAGACAATGTGGGGAAAAATATATGAATCGACTTGGTGGGGTATAGGTGTTGCGACTAACACTATTAGTTGGGGTATCGTATATAAACCACTTGACAATGTATATGAGGCGTTAGCTGAAAATGGCGACTATCTTGTAACTGAAAATGGTGAAAATATAATCTTAGAATAATGGCAAATAAAAAATTTAGTGAATTTACGCAGGTAACAGACCCGGCAAACGTAGACTTCCTTGTAGGTTATGATGGCGTGGATAATGTCCGTATTGATCCTAGTCTTATAGGCGGTGGTGGAGGTAGTTTATCTGTATCTGTAATTAGTGCAAATACTAATGCGGTTATTGATACGCTGTATGTAATGACAGCCTCATTAACGCTCACCTTACCGGCATCACCAAGCGCGGGGGATAAAGTATTGCTATCGAATAGAACGGGTACTACAACGTCTGTAGTGGCTCGTAATGGCAATAACATACAGGGATTAGCACAGGATTTAACCGTAGACGCTTTAGAGATCGGTCTTACCTTAGTTTATACAGGTGATGCTACTCAAGGGTGGGTAATTATTTAATAGGATATGAGTACATTATTACAACTTTTAAAGCCAAATAGCGGATTAGGAAAAGTTATTCGTGATCCTTGGAAAATGTCAAGAACAATTCATCAAGCAAGCCAATTATGGGCAAAATGGTCGGGTTTAATTGATTCAACTTCGAATCTTTTTCGTGCTTATTGGCAAAATACTAATGACCCAAGAAGAAATGGTTATTCTTTAAGGGTTTTAGCAACTGATACTTGGTACACACTTGCTAATGTAACAAATGTAAAAGGAGGTTATTTAAATTGGATATGTCTACCATCTTCAGTAAGTACTTTAGGAAATACGGTTGAGGTTAGAATAACAGTTGATGGTAGAGAATATACTTTTGATTATACTAATTCTTATTCGAGTATAGATCATAGACCATTTATTGGTAATATAATGCCGGGAAAAGCTTATAATAGTTTTAGTGATACTCAAGATATTATTTCGCAATACACTACTAACAACACAAATGGCTTGACTCAATTTCGTAGAACTAGTGGTGATAACCAATGGGTGTTTCATAGATACGATGCTACAATATATAACCCAACAGAATATAAGTTTATTAGTCAATTAAGATATGATAATACTATAAGTGTGGAAGTAAAAATGAGCGGTCTTAATTCAGACATTGATTTAAACTACGCACTTGCTAGTATATCTGCAACAATTTAAAATATTATGAGTTCATTATCCCAATTATACAGTCAAGAATCAGAGAAATGTGTTTATGACCCTAATGATATGCCTTGTTATCAAACTTATGGCACTAACTTGGTGGTTAACCTAGAAAAAATTAATAGGAACGCATCTTTAGCTAATTTTTTTAACGCTTATGATCCGGCACTCTCATTTAATCCTTACGGTTTTGTTGCACAATGTACTGTTGCAGATACTTATGTAGTTCTTGCAGATGTAACAAATCCAAAGGGGGGGTATTTATATTATATAGTATTACCTACAAGCACAAACCCTAATGGCCCTGTAACCGTAAAAATTACAGTTGATGGGGTAGTATATGAAAAATCTTTTGAGAACGATCAGATAAGTATTGATATGAGATATGTAATAGGGGATGTTATTGGATCAAGACTTTTTTCTTCAAGTGGATCTTATAATGCTGATTACGAATATGGAATGAGCGCAATGAATAAAGATACTACTGCTTTTTTACCAATTAATAGAGCGACAGATTTACATTCATATAGCGGCATTTTATCTATTGGAGGTCATTTATATCAAGAAACTTTTGGTGCAAGATTAAAATTCTTTAATACATTAAAAATTGAAGTAAAAACAGCTTGGTTAAATGGCGATGTTGATGAAAACAAAACTTGTGCATACATTAAAACTTTTTAATATATAATTATGAAAATTACAAATCTTACTGACGCATCAAGAACAGAGGGAAACTTTTTAGATGGCGATCTAATCGAGTATGATTACGGTACAGGATTGATTATTCGTAGAACTTATATGACACCTATTGAGGTAGAGTTTGACGAAGAGGGCAATCCAATAATTGAGGAATAATGTCATCACTAGAAGATAAGCAAATTAAAGACACCTATCAAGGGTTAGTCAAAACTACAGATAATGGCGAACTACCGGCATCGGGTAGGGTTGTATTAACTGATGGTATGGGTAATGATTCTGCTATATCTATAGGTAGAGCGGGAGAAGGAATTGCTATTACAGGCGGGATATCCGGAGCAACACTTGAGTTAGGTGCTAAGACGTTTTCTTTAAACTCTCTTACACCACCTCCTACTTATACTGATCCGTTACAAATTAGCTTTTATTTTACAGGTGAAGTTCCAGAAGTCGTAGAAGTAAAAGTATTTAAAGGGTATTCGGGAACGCCGGATTATGTACAGCTTATTAATAACCCTACACACCTAACAGTATATGATATATTTCAAAACGTAGAATTTCCTACCGCAGAATACTTTTGTGAGTTAAGAGCGTTGTATGCTGACAATACTTATGTGACTGATAGGGCGCCTTTTTTAGTGATTAATAATAGAGAAGGTACATTTACAACAACTTTAGACGGTATTACATTATATAATTCAAGTAATTATACAAGTTCAAACTATTATCAATATATTACTGAAAGATATCAATCGTTTAGTAGTACACTTCCTCAAGCATTTCCCGAATATTTAATTTTTATTGAGGCAGAATATACAATAACCTTAAGCCCTATAGATTTTGTTGAACAAACATTTCAGCTAGTAGGGCAAAGTATTGGAACGGGAGATCCGGGAAGTGTTAGTTATAGATGGTATGATGGAAGCGGTAGTAATTACATATCTTATCCGGATTATTATTCTGTGCAAACACCACCATTTCAAAGGATTTCTGATGGTGTATATAAAATTTATTTGTATGCGTCTGTAATGAATAATTATAATCAGTTAAATGTAACAGAAAAAGCACTTGATATTGATTTTAGATTAACTCAAGTTTATGCTACACTTTTTGAAGAAAGAAATAAATTAGGTACTTTAAGTTACAAGTATAGTAGAATTAAAGACGAAATATTAAATGTGTCAAGCTATATTCCTACTATACCTAATCAGATTTATTCTGTATCAGGAGTGAATATGGATATTGTAGTTTCTCCTACATTACAAAAAGCTAAACTAATTACTGATCATATAGGGGTAGATTTAACTCAAGGTTACACATTAACAACTTTAGATGCTACAGGAACAACTGTTTTATGGACATTTACAAACACGACTACTGCTCAGCAAATTACTGCAAATTTTGATATTCCTAATTGGGTAGCAGATACTACTTATATATTAAGATACGAAGGTTTTTATTATGACTCAACGCCTTTCACAACAGAAAAAACAGTTACACTTTGGGATAGTATAGGCGTAATTGATTCTGTAGTAGTAGAAGGTTTAACGATTACCCCATCCTCAACGCTTACTAAATATAATCCATTAAGTAATCAAGAAGAAGATGATGTAAGATATGTAGTAAAAGATTCTTTAGGGGTTGAAGTTCCAACTGTAAATGAAACTAAGCTTGGTACTTTAGGAAATTATATTAATCAATATCAATATCAAAATGATCTATTAGATCAAACTTATGAAATAGACGTATTAATGCCACCAACAACTACTCCTGGCACATACACATTAGAATTACAATTTTCGGATAGAAACGAACGAGCTATAAATGGATCGGGAAGCTGGAGAGTAGCTGATACAACAACTTTTATAATAACTTAATTATGGACTTCGATAACAAAGTTTCCTTTATAGCGGGATTTATATTTACAACGGCAACAACTATAACTGTGTTAGGATTCATTCAAGCAGCGTTTCTTGGATTAATAGGTGGATTTTTTGGTCTATTAGGAAAAGAAGCGTATTACTACGTTAAAAAGGAGTATAAAGTATGGATAGCATATATTCATCAAAAAATAAAGGACATATATGACAAGTCCAAAACTAAATGATGATAGTAGTTTATCAATAAACATTAAATGGCTTATTCAGATCGTTATCGGAGTAGGTACAGCTGTTTATTTGTATTTTGGATTAGACAATAGAATAAAGACTAACGAGGATGAGTTAAAAGGTCTACGCTATAATCAGAATACATATATATTTCCGGATATTAGAGTTTTAGAAAGCGAGGTAATAAACTTTAAAATTGAACGAGAACGTATTAAAAAAGATATAGAAAGACTAAAAGAGATCACTAAATGAAATTTAAACACTTTAATTACGATGAGTTTGATAGTCCATTACAAGAGGGTAGCGGTCAATTAATGCAAGACGAGTTTTTAGAGCGTTTGGATCGCGCAAGAGATATTGCCGGGATACCATTTAAGATAACTTCCGGATTTCGTATTGAGGCAGATATAGAACGACTACAAAATGCCGGGTATAAAGTATCTAGGAATAGTTCGCATTTAAAAGGTTGCGCTTGTGATATAGGTACCCCTACTTCTCAACAAAGATATATCGTAATAGACTCTTTATTAAAAGCCGGGTTTAATAGAATTGGCATTGCCGATACATTTGTACACGTTGATACAGATATTGACAAAGCGCCATTCGTAATTTGGACATACTAGGATGAGTAAAAAACCATTTAAAGAAACAAAAGTAGGTAAGTTATTATCTAAAGTAGGCGACATATTGCCAGAGAGCGGTGTCTTGGGCGTTCTAAAAGACGTTATAGATACCGATGAGGAATTAACTACCGAAGAGAAAAAAGAAGCGCAGGAGCATTTAGAACGATTATATGAAGCACAAGTACGTGATCGTGAATCTGCGCGTAATAGACAAGTCGAATTAGCTAAGGCGGGAAAGACTGATTGGCTATTTTTTTTAACAGGCATTGTAGGGTTAGGAGCCTTTGCATTTGCCATTTACGCTATTGTATATGAACCAAGCACAAGAGAAAACGACCTATTTATTCATTTATTGGGATTACTAGAGGGCGTAGTTGTATCGAACATTTTTGCCTATTATTTTGGAACTAGCATAGATAAGAAATGAATTGGGAATTAAGCTTAGGGCTATATATGGGTATTTTAATAGGTACTCGATCATATCAATATAGCGACTCTACAATGTACGTACTGTATATTCCTTTCGTACAGATTATGCTTGACGTCTACCACGAGTAGCACTATTAGCAATTTTTTAATATCTTCGTTATACTATTAGTATAAGTATATATTAGTATATATATATACTACAGTATACGTATACTATAGTATAATATAAACGAAAAATTAAATTTTGCAAATGGTACGAGAAAAAGCTGATAAAATTTCTAGCTACAAAAGCGTATCTTCACGCGATAAGATTGATCGTTTATTGCACTTAAACGCTGTACAATACCAAAACTTAGGAACAGACAGTTCTAAAGCAGAGCGTAAATTAGCAGAGAGCAATAGCCGATACATTTATCGTTTAATTAAAAGCATTGATGATCAATTAGGTCGTATGCTATTAAGATACCGTGAAGAGTAGAAAAAGCATTGTAACTAGATTAGATAAAGAGTTTAGCCTGTACATACGTCAAAGGCAGTCTGTAAACGGAACAGCAACCTGTTTTACTTGCGGAAAGAGGGATCATTGGCGTAATATGGACTGTGGACACTTTATGAGCCGTAAACATTATGCAACTAGATGGGATGAAAAAAATTGTCAAGTACAATGTAAATACTGCAATATATTCAGACACGGGGAACAATTCGTCTTTGGTGAAAACCTCGATAGAGTATACGGAGAAGGAACTTCTCATCAGCTATTACAAGAAAGTAGAACTGTTGTAAAACTAAGCAACCCGGATTTAGTAGAAAAAATAGAATATTATAAAGCTATGAATAAAACATTTATAGAATAATCCTTATCTTTACTACGCTTTCCACAATTAAGTGTCTGTTTGTTTATTAAGGGGGTATCTTCGGATGCCCTTTTTTTATTGGGTTTTTGTAAGTAATTAAAAAAATTGTTATATTTGATAAACAGATATTTTAATTATGGACGCAAAATTACAGAAGTATTACCAAGACACGCTCAAGGAGTATCAAGACGATAACCAAAGGATTTATCGCGAATTAACCACAGCACAAGGATTGTCAATTCAGTATTATAATCAGAAAGATGGTTATAAGGTATGGGATCACAATGACGGTTCAAGGGTTATTTATGATGCACAGAGTATTGAACAGGCAAATGAATTTGTTTATAACCGAGCTATTAGTAAGCTCTTAATTAGTTAATTTTTATTTTTTATTATGGAAGCAACCATTAAAGCGATTGATCCAAAGGGACAATGGAACGGGATGGACAAGAAACTTGTTACGATGTCCACAGGAGAACAGTACACATTTTTCGTAAAGCAAGGGCTAGAATTTGGGTACAATGTAAATGACCGTATTGAGTTCGAAGTAACTAATGCGCAGTACAACAATGCGAAACCGATTCGCAAAAAGGAAAACTACAGACCGCAAGAGGTTAGTGTAGGAGTTAAGTTTACAAAAGACGATTTAATTATGCGTCAGACCGCCTTTAAAGGGTTATGTGAAATTTTTTCAAGAACTAACAATATTGATTTAGTTTTTGATAACTTAGAGGATGCATTTAAATTGATTAAATATGGCAAGTAATTTTGAGAGTGAATTTGTAGATTGGATGTTTGCGCGTCAAGGCAAGTTCGATTGGATCGTAGGGGAGTTAGGTATCCCGGTAGAAGAATTAAAAAAGGCAATGCCTCGATTGGAGCAATTAGCCAAAGACAACAAGGGTATTGTAAATGTACAGTTGTTAAGATCGAAAAAAGATCCGGCAAAGGTTTATGCGAAGTACAACACGTATAAGCCGAAACAGGTCGATGAGGTGAAAGCCCACGAGCAAATGCCGGATCGGGATACAGACGATTTACCATTCTAGGAAGAGGGAGGCAAATGCCTCCTTTTTTTTTACCTTTAAGCAAACAAACACAGACAATGTTAATAGATTACAACAAAGTAAAAGACAAACTCAATGACGTAAGATTGGGTAATGTCAAGGAGGGTTTAAAGCTAGGAATACCGGAGTTAGACGAGTATATAAGATTTAAGCCGGGAAATTTCAATGTTATTTTAGGACACGCTAACGTAGGAAAAACGTCAGTCATTTTGTTTTTGATGTTATCATACTCAATAAAGCACAAGTTGAGGTGGATGGTATACAGTTCAGAGAATGAGGCGTATAGTATTATTCGTAAGCTAGTCGAGTATTTAGACCACAAGCCAATTAACCGGGTAACAGAGGAGGCGTTCGATAAGCACACAGAGTTTATTTATGATCACTTCAAGATTGTAGATGCTCAAAAGATGTACACATACAAAGAGATTATTCACTTAGCAAGTGCAGTCAAGGACGCGTGGGATTACCAAGGATTGTTGATTGATCCGTATAATAGTTTAATCAAAGATGCTAGTATTTTAAAGTCGCTAGGTGGACACGAGTATGATTACCAAGCCACTACAGAGTTTAGAGTTTTTGCAAAGAAAACCGGCGTAGCAATATGGTTAAATACACACGCTAACACAGAGGCGTTAAGAAAGCTCCACAGACCGGATCACGAGTATGCCGGGCATCCAATGCCACCTTGGGCAGCAGACGTTGAAGGAGGGGGTAAGTTTGTCAACAGGGCGGATGATTTTTGGGTGATTCACAGAATGATTCAGCATCCTCAATTATTTATGTACTCTCATTTACACGTAAGAAAAGTAAAAGAGATAGAAACCGGAGGTAGACCAACAAGTATAGACAACCCAATTCTTTTAAGATCGGTGATAAACAACGTAGGATTTTCGATTAATGACGAGAATGTAATAGTGCGATTACAGAATGAGTAGCGCCATATTTAAAAATTTGTTACATTCGGAATGTGGATGTCCTAACCAAAATATCCAAGCACCACAGTATGTGGCTGTCATACCTATATTCTCTAGGATGTGATGAAACAATAGCACAAGATATTGTCCAAGAAATGTACATCAAGGTAGATTCTTATATTAAGCGTAGAAACGCAGATGTAATGTTTAATAAGAATGAGGTCAATTACTACTTCTTTTGGATCACCTTAAAGAATATGTACTTTGATTACCGGCGTAAAAAAAGCAAAGACCCTATAGTTTATGTCGAGCAAGTTGCTCCTGTTAGAGATATGCCTATGCCGGATGAGTACGAAGACATAGACAACTACGATATGCACCGGGCAGTTATCGAATGGTACGATAGCAAGGATTATATTGACATTGTACAAGCCGAAGATTTAATAACCTACGATAAGGAACAGCTCAATAATTACTATTTAAGGAAAGTGTTTGAGGAGTGCTTCCTAGATGGTAAGAAAGTCAGCGAATTGAGCAGAGATACTAAAATTACTTATTGGTCGTTAAGAAATACCATAAAGATCATTAAGAATCAAATAAACGAACTATATGAAACTAGGAACAATACTAGAGAAGATATTTAAATACACAGGCATTAAGTGGCTTGTAGAGTTGATCGTCATTAAGTGGTTAGGATATAAGACCTGTGGATGTGATCAACGCAAAGAGAAATTAGATAACATAAAATTCAAAAGACAATGAACGAGCAAGACGCCATTGAATGGGGGGAATTTAGAGAATCATCTAAGTCGCGTCTAAATAGCGATGAGGTAGAATTAATTGCTAGACTACACGCTCACTATTACAAGCATAAATATAAGAAACCTTGTACTTGTAACCCTAGACAGATACAGGCTTGGATAAACGACCTAAACAAAACATATCTTGAAAATAGAGCAAGTACATAAATTAGAACAGTCCTACATATTATTACTAAACACATTCGATGGATGGAACTTAGAATGGTGCGGAGGTGCATACGAGCATTATGACGCTATCGGCACTTCTCCAAAGGGTATGAATTGTGTAGTCGAGTTTAAGTTTCGTAATAAATACTACAAGACTAAAATGCTAGAAGTATATAAGTATGAAAAACTAATGGAGATGCCGGATGATTATGTAAAGATATATAGTGTACACGATCCAAAGGGTTCTTATATGTTTTGGCTAAATGAGTTGACTGTCCCGGATCCGGAAGAAATGTATTGTCCGAAAACGTCATTATGGGGAGGGCAGAAATTAAATAAGTCTGTATATTTACTAGAAGAAAGTCAAGCATTAACGATAACATACAATGAAAATAACTAGGGAGCAGTTAATTAATCATTATCAAACTTGGGCAGACACTACAAGAAACAACTTACATAAACGATATGCGCTTGGTCAAATAGACAAAATATTAAATGACGAGCCATTATGGGTAGATATACCTAGAGGTAGTATAATATACCATCCGGAAACGCATACGTATTTTGAAAATGCTAGGGAGGCTGCAAAACACTTTAAATGCTCCTTATATTCCATTTACAACTATCCGCAAAAGTATGGAATAATCATACAGAAGTAACCGGGATATTTCTTCCGGTTTTTTTTTGCCTAATTTCGTAGATATTAAAATTTTGTTTATATTGCGTATATGAACGATTTATTAAAAACCACAGAGGATTTAGAAATTACCGCAGATTTGTTAATGGTAGCCACCACGTTATCCGAATGGAAGAAGCGTAAGCCAACCGATGAGATTATAGAATTAACTCAAGCGTTTAGCCGTATAGTGTTTTATGTATCACACTTACAGTTCGAGCGCAATTCTTATGATATTGCGATTTCAAATGTAAAGAAAGTAAAGAATGAAGAGATTATGAAATGGCGCGAACGTGCAGAGGTAGCCGAAAAGGCGTTGTCAAGTAACCCCTTAAATTTATAAATATGGATGCGTATTATGACAGATTGTTAAGTGACCACTTAGATAAGTATCACGAAGACAAATGGTCAAAGCCGATATGTAAAGTATGCGGTGCAGATTGCGAAGACGATCAAGATTATTGTTCAACAGATTGTAGCGATACTTATGAGTAGTTTTATTAGTGATTGTTGCGGAGCAAGACCTTGGTTAAACAACCCGGATATGGGAATATGCGGTGATTGTATGGAGCATTGTGAATTTATAGACGAAAATATTTAGTTATGAACGGATGGACAACATTTGAAACGTGGAAGATATGGCACGAAGTATTTAGCCATTGGGAGCCTCAAGAAGTTATGGATGCTAAAGATGTTTTAGCGTATGTCGAAGAGGCATTAGAGTTAGGTAGTGATAACTCCTTAAAAGACAATATCGTTTACTCGTGGCTTCTTAATGTGAATTGGACAGAAATTGCAGACGCATTAAACGAGCAGTGGGTACAAGCACAAAAAGACGCGGAATGATGATAGGAGGATGGTTTTTAGCGGGAGTCTTTGTAGGTGCAGTATTGTATCACCTAATTACAGATTGGATCGAAATGGATAAAGAAATGGATAAAATAGATAAAGATGAGTGATAAGGTAGATATTCATAACGAGGCATTGCAAGAGATATCAAATGTTATAGGTTCTTTACAGATAATGATTGATAGTTCATTAGAGGTTGCAGAAGATATAGGCGATACATACGATAAAGAATTTACGATGTATCTTGTAGAGAATTTTTATGATTACTGCAAGAGATTAGAGATTTACAAATACATATTTAAGAAACTAACAAATAAAGATTATGAAGATTACATTACTTGATGGGTCGGTACACGATAGAGAGGAACTCATCGACAATATGCACAGCGACGAATTCTATTACAATTACTTGGGTAGCCGGGTAATGAGTAGTAGTAATCTTAGTTTACTAAAAAGCGGTGTAAAGTCGTACCATTATGTAATGAAGTATGGGCAAAAAGAAACACCGGCGTTACGCGAAGGACATTTATTTCATACAATGGTATTGGAACCGGAGAAGTTAAATAATTATGTGTTCCTTAATGTAGAGAGTAAGAACACAAAGGCATACAAAGAGGCTTGTGCGTATCACGCAGACGTATACACAGCGAAAGAAAAGCGAGATGCGGAGCGTTTAGTAGATGCATTATTAAGAAATCAAAAGGCAATGGATTATTTACGGGATGCTCAATTTGAGGTACCGATGATTAGTGAGATAGAGAACACGGCGTTTAGAGGTAAGGCAGACATTATACAGAACAATGGTCGGATCGTAGATTTAAAAACCACAATGGGCGTAGACAATTTTAATGTGAGCGCAGACAAATTCGGTTACCATCGTCAATGTTACATTTATTGCGAATTGTTTGGAGTAAGCCACAAGGATTTTTGGTTTGTAGTAATTGACAAGAAGAATTTAGATATTGGTATCTTTGATTGTTCGGAAGAGTTTTATGAGATAGGAAAACAAAGCACTCACGATCTGTTAGATATGTATTGGCAGACAATAGGGAACCCGGACTTTGAGATAGACGATTATGTATTAAGAGGAACATTATAACAGAGATATGATAGAAACACAATTAAACAAGTTAACAAAAACCATTAACAAGTATTTCGAGGTAGACATATTCGCAAATACTAGAAAGCGAGATGTAGTAGATGCAAGGTATTTGTTCTGTTATGTGGCGTACAACACATATAACTTGACTTATCACAGAGTCGCAGAGTACTTTCGGAGGAATGGAAAGTCATTCGATCACTCAACCGCAGTATATGGTATCAATCAGTATGAGGTAATTATGATAAATAACCCAAAGGCTAAGTTGGTAATGGCTCAAATACTAAAAGAGATCGACAAAGACGCTCATACAGAATTCTTGATTAAGTCCGTATTAGAGGATGCAGACGATAAAGTAAAAGAAGAAGTGAGTAGGTATCTAAATGAGGTATATGCGAGTTCTATAGGTTAGCAAAATAAGACTGCGAGTTATTAAAAAAACTTGTATATTTAAGCGATGAGACCAATTCAAGTAGCACAAACCTTAGAAAGCAACAAGTGGAAATTTGCAAGTACATTTAAATATAGAGCACCGCATTGGTATACTCTTATAGAAACTTGGGATGATAAAGACCACTTCACACGAATAGCCCACAGCGTTAGAGAATACTCTAGTAGAGAATACTTTTGGGGTAAACCCTTTCTAGTATGGAATTACAAGGGTATGAAATATTGGGTAATGGATGACGATCCCAAAGACGCAGTTATCATTAATAAGACTTTTAATTCTTCGCAGTACAAAGGTCGAGATGATATAGAGTTAAAAGATACCGGTGAGTTAAACCCACAAGTAACAAGACGAATACTAACAGATATCATTGACCAAGTACTACAGGGTAGGTTCGTGTATGAGATTGGATGTGGTCAAACCACTAATATCAATATGTGCCATTTTGTAGGTAACGCAGATTATTTAGGAGTTGATCCGGTTAGTTTTTACGTGCAGTTATCAAGGCAAAAGAATCCCGGTTATAAATTTCTAGTAGATCGTTTCGAAACATACAGACGTGGTAAGTTTATAAAAGAGCGCACTGTGTTAGTCGGCTTGTATGGCAGTCCAAACTTTGTATTGGGTGAGTATCTAGCAGAGGTCGCAGAGTATGGCGGGTATATTTTAATGTTCTACAAAAAAGACAAATGTCCTCATTCCGGTATATATCCTATTTATTACACAAGCGAAGAAATTGATGTGGTTTTAGGAGTAAAATCAAAAACAATAGAAACTGAAAATTATATAATTAAATACAAAGTATGAATACAAAGTTTATAATGATGACTTGTGATATGCGTTCGGAAAGAATAGACTATTACAAAAAAGAAATTCCTAATTTAATATTAAATAAGGATGACTTCCCTAAAGAAGCAAGTGGTAAATTTAATTCAACTGCTTGGAATAATTATTTAAGGGGATGGGAGTTAGCAGGAGAAAATCCGACAGTACAAATGGATGATGATATTGTTTTATGTAATAACTTTTTTAATAAGATAAATTGGATTATAAGTTTGCATCCCGAAGATGTTATTCAGTTTTTTAGTATGAGAAAAGATGACTTGAGCATAGGCACAAGATATATAAATGGCTCTAAATTTATGATGCAACAATGTTATTATTTACCTGCAGGTGTTGCTAAAGGTATATTGTCATTAAAAGACGAATGGTATGAAAATGGAAAAGAGGGAGACAAAGCTCCTACAGACCTTATGATGGCAGAATATTTCAAAAGAAATAAAATAAAGTATTTGAATTATTGTCCAAATTTAGTAGATCATATAGAGGGTAAGAGTTCAATAGACTCAAGAAGAAGTAGTAGAAGAGTATCTAAAACTTTTGTGAAATGAAAAATTTTGTGCAACTTATTTTATAAAAATTTAATGTTATGAATGTAAAATGGGATTATGATTTAAAAGATTGGCAAAACGCAAACCCTGTTTTGTACACAGAAAAGAATGTTTTACCATATAGTTATAAGTTCAACGAAGATGAATTTAATGCAGTTTTGGATAAAAAAGGTCATCAGTTGAAAACTTGGGGTAATGCGGATTCTACAAGTGAGCCACATTGGATAGGAGTTAAAAAACAAACGCCTTTGCATACAGATCCAAGATATCCAAGATATACTTGGCATTTAATTTTACGAGTAGATAATTTTTGTTTAAGAGGAATCAATAAAGAAGAAGTTGTTTTAGAGGACAATATGCTTATTTTATTAGACACTCATTCACCTCATCAGTTGTTATCATTATCTAAAGACGCATTATATTATTTTGCGGTAAGTATTGATAGTAAAGAGATAATGAGTAAAAGTATAGCTAAAGAGAAACTAATTAAGTATGCAGAGTCTAATACAATATTAAGTCATACAGACCGAATTACTAAATGAGAATCTATAAAAAGGAAAACGTCTACGAAGCGTCATTAAATAGGATTAGATATCTCTTTGATGAGTTTGAGGATGTGGTAGTGTCATTTAGTGGTGGTAAGGATTCGACTGTTGTACTAAACTTAGCATTACAAGTTGCAGAGGAAAAGGGTCGATTACCATTAAAAGTTATGTTCCTCGATCAAGAGGCAGAGTGGCAAGCTGTAATAGATTACATTGAAGAGGTATTCGCAGACCCTAGAGTTGATCCGATGTGGCTACAAATTCCCTTTCACATATTTAATGCCTCGTCTAATATTAAGCAATGGATAGTCGCTTGGGAAGAGGGCGCGGAGTGGATGCGTCCAAGAAACCCTATGGCATTAACAGAGAATGTGTATGGCACAATGCGTTTCTTTGATTTGTTTAGTGCTATCCCGGCATACCATTATAAGGACAGAAAGATGTGTTTCTTAGGTGGAGTAAGAGCAGAGGAATCACCAAGGCGTTATCTAGCAATGACAGAGGATTTAACCTATAAAGATATTACGTGGGGTAAACAGCTATCTAAGAATAAAACAGAACAGCATTACACGTTCTATCCTATTTATGATTGGTCATATACAGACGTATGGAAGTCGATCCACGATAACAAGTGGGCATACACTAAGGTCTATGACTATCAATATATGCACGGGGTACACATTCGTAGTATGCGTGTATCAAACCTACACCACGAAACCGCATTAGAGGTTTTACAATACCTACAAGAAGTAGAGCAAGAAACCTGGGTTGCATTAACAAAGCGGATGAGTGGGATCAATACTGCCGGAGTTATGAAGAAGCAGTACTTTGTAAAGGAGTTGCCATTTATGTTTAAAGATTGGGCAGAATACAGAGATTACCTTACCGACAACCTAGTTCAGAACGAAAAGGTAAAGGCTAAATTTCATAAGACTTGGAAGCGTCAAGCAGAGATATTTGAGGGTATGAAACATATTGATGATCTACATAAGGCGCAAGTGAGAACCATACTCGCAAACGATGAGGACTTAACAAAGCTTAAAAATTTTACTGAAAGACCCGACATATTAAATTGGAAAAAATGGAAAAAAGGAATCATCACAAAGTATACCGATGGAAACAAGTATATCTTTGGTTAGTATCTGTAGGAGTATGGATATTAGCGTTTCTAGCATTTGCTTATTTAATTCTAGCCATTTATTGGTTAGTTGAATTATTATTTATATGAACATATTAAAACTACTACAAGACGAAATTGATAAGCAAGACGATAAACTTGCATACATTGAGCAGATACGCGATCTGTTACATAAACTAAGTCCGTTACAAGCTCAACCTGTAGACCGGGTGCGATGGGTGGATGTGGATAAGGTACAGGCTAACGATTATAATCCTAATAGTGTTGCGACTATTGAGATGAAATTATTAGCTACTTCTATTAGCCACGATGGGTATACACAGCCGGTAGTAACTATTTATGACCAAAAAAAGGATAAGTACGTTATAATAGATGGTTTTCATAGGTATTTAACTTGTAAGACACACGAAGAGATTAGGAAAAGAAATAATGGTAAACTACCAATAGTAGTATTAGACAAAGACATTAATGATCGTATGGCGTCTACCGTTCGTCATAACAGAGCAAGAGGTAAGCACTCTATTAGCGGTATGAGTAATATAGTCTTTGAGATGCTCGATAACGGATGGCAAGACCACGATATATGCGAGGAGTTAGGAATGGAGGCAGAGGAACTATTACGTCTCAAACATATAACAGGATTTAGCAAACTATTTGCAAACACAGAATACAAGAAAGCTTGGGAATCTAGGAAACAACTACAAATTAAAAAACAATATTATGAGAGTAGAGAGCGTAGCACTAACGCAGATTAAACCTTATTGGCGAAATGCTAGAAAGAACGAAAGAACAGTAGAGGCATTAAAACAGTCTATTACTAGCTATGGCTTTAACCAACCAATAGTTTTAGATAAGGATAATGTAATAATTACAGGACACGCAAGATACAAAGCCTTAATGCAATTAGGTTGGACAGAAGCACCCTGTGTTAAATTAGACTTACCGGAAGAGAAAGCAAAAGAATACCGTATTGCTGATAACAAGACACACGAAATGACGATGTGGGATAACGAGCAATTAGTGGTAGAGTTAAGAGAGATAGGAAACTTTGAAGAAATGCAGTCTTACTTTCAGAATGTAAATTTAGGCAGTTGGTTAGACGATAGCGTAGGATTTAATCTTAATCCTGTTACAGAGGAAAGAGTGGCAAAGAAACAAGAGGAATTGGAAACACGTTTTGACGCAGAGAAAACCATCGAGCCACAATTAGATTTAATATGTCCTCATTGTATGGAAGAGTTTAGTATCAAAAAGAGTGAGCTTCTATGAGCGAAGAAATCGACATAATCGACACTAAAAAAAGAATGTTAAAAGCCTTAGAGGAATCTTTAGGGATAGTGTCTGTTGCGTCTAGTAATGCCGGGATACACCGATCAACGCATTACCTATGGATGAATAATGACGAGGACTACAAGAGAGCAGTAGAGGAAATACATAATGTATGTCTTGACTTTGCAGAGAGTAAGTTGTTTGAGAACATTAAAGGTAAAAGAGAAACCTCGATCATATTCTATTTAAAGACGCGCGGTAAGAGTAGAGGATATGTCGAAAGACAAGAATTAGACTTAGGAGGTGATAACCACTTTAGAGTTGAGGTGATAAGACCGGATGAGGACAATACAGACTAATGTAGTATTCGATCATATAGAGAAGTCCGATAAACGTATCCTAATAGAACAGGGGGGTACGCGATCCGGAAAGACGTACAATATCCTTATATGGCTCATATTTGGTTACTGTATGCGCAACACGGGTAAAGTGGCTACAATAGCTAGAAAGACGTATCCCGCATTAAGAACGTCTGCTATGAGGGATTTCATACAAATCCTACGCGACTATAATCTGTATGACGAAACAAAGCATAATAAGTCAAGTAGTGAGTATCACTTAAACAACAATCTTGTAGAGTTTATTTCATTAGATCAACCGACAAAGGTACGAGGTCGTAAGAGGGATATCCTTTTCATAAACGAAGCTAACGAGTTGCATTGGGAAGATTGGCAACAGTTGGTATTTCGTACTACCGGAAGAATTATAATCGACTACAACCCGTCTGACGAGTTCCATTGGATATATGAGAGGGTAAAGACAAGAGAGGATGCCGAGTTTCATATTACAACCTATAAAGACAACCCGTTCTTAGAAGAGAGTATCATACAAGAGATTGAACTCTTAAAGAATACTGATGAGAATTATTGGCGCATTTATGGATTAGGTGAGGTCGGTGTAGGTAAAGCAATCATATTTGACGTTTCATTAATAGACGCCATCCCGGATAAAGCTAGATTCTTATCATACGGTATGGACTTCGGTTATACGAATGATCCGACTACATTAATAGGAGTTTACATTTGGGACAATGAGTTATACTTCAAAGAGTACATTTACAGAACCAATATGACCAACCGGGATATCGCTAATGAGATGAGTCGCTTAATGATTGGTAGGAGGGATGAGATATATGCTGATAGTGCTGAACCAAAGAGTGTAGACGAAATCTACAAAATGGGATGGAATATTAAACCGGCTACTAAGGGAAGAGATTCCGTAAACATAGGCATTGATATGCTTAAACGCTACAAGCTATATGTAACAAAGGATTCTGTAAATACCATTAAGGAGTTTAGGAACTACAAATGGAAAGAGGATAAAAACGGCATCGTGCTTAATTCGCCTGTTGATCTCTTCAATCACAGCGTAGACGCAATCCGGTACGCGACATACGCTAAACTGTCGCGCCCGAACTACGGTCAATACGCTTTACGCTAAACCTTCGGCTTTGTTATACTCGATCATATCGTTGATCTTTTCTAACATATTACCTGGAGTTTCGCCATCGTAAACATTGCAACACATCCCGCAATTAATTGCTGAACTACCAATTCGCTGTGGTCGTCTAAACACTTGTTCTACTCTTGCAACTACTTGATGCTTTTCGTACTCTCTTAATTGCACTCTTGTAAACGTAATTGTTGCTTGAGGCTTTCCAACTTTGAATTGGATTTGTACATAATCGCCATTCATTGTTGCTTCTCTACACACTTCACGTGCATTGATTAAAAAATCATTTGTCATTTGTTTGTGGTTTTAATTAAACATTATTTCAACGAACTATTGTAAAGATACGAAAAAAAATTTAATTAACAAAATTTGGATTATTCAAAAAGTCATCGTATATTAGAGTATTAGTTTAAAACAAACAAATAAAATGAACGAAAGAATTATTTTAGTATTAGCCAAAAGCCGGATGAAATTCCAAGAGATTATTGGTAAGCCGGAAACATTAGAGGAGGCGATTGAGCAAGTCAAAAAAGACCACGCTCGTAACGAAGCCAACCTTAAAGAGGAAACGTGGGTAGACATCACCACAGGTAAAACACACAAAGCCAATTACTAATGAAAAACACACAATGGATAGTACACTTCGAAGGAGGTGGATGGAATTTAGTAGACGCAGTTTTTAAGCAACAGGCGTATGATATTGCAGTAAAGAAATTCAATGGTGAGAACATTAAGGTTCAAAGCGTAGAAATAGCAACAGACGAGAAGATACAGAATTTGATGAGTTTATTTTGGTAGTTATTAAGAAATTTGTAAATTAAAGAAAATTTAAAAACAGACAAATGGCACAAGAAGCACAAGATTGGAAAAAAATCGAAGTAACGACAATTGTAGGTAAGCAATTAGAACTCGCAGGAGTAATTGGTAGAACAACCTCAAGGGTTCGAGCAGTTAAGAAATTGATTGATGAATTGATTTCAGACAACAACAAGGATCTCTATCAAATGTACGATAGTGATATTCAATGGCGTTTAGAGTATTACTCAAAGCAATTAGGCGAGGCGTATGAAGAATTAGATAATGTATTTAAAGACGAGTAGTATGGAAGCAGTAGTATTTGGAAAAGATGTGTTCGAGATTTTAGGATATCATAAAGAGGTATTTGATGGCGGTGGATATTTAGGTAGTATGAAGATGGAAGAACCCGACAGAGAGGTGATGGGTTATGGAGGTAGACGCGAAGAGTATATTACCGGATGGGTACGCAAAGGCTCAAAGATGCACAAAGTCGATGGTTATTTTATGACCGAATGTGTACCGTTATGCGGTAAGATCAAGACCGATAGATTTAAAGTATTAGAAAACGCAGTTGAATGGCGCAATCAAGTGCGATGAGTTAAGTGGTTTAGTTAATATGCGCAGGAGGGGGCTTTATGCCCTCTCTTTTTTGTTACACCTATATCAGCAAAAAATTTATCTTTACGTTATACCTTTAGATTATGAGATACACATTAGACGTACCAAACAAGCTATCAGAGATTCCGTTACATAAGTATCAGAAATTCTTACGCATTGTAGATCAAAACATAGATGATCCAAACTCGGATAGGTTTATCGCTATGAAGATGCTAGAAATCTTTTGCGACCTACCTACCGATGCGATATTCAATTATAAGATAAGAGACATTAACGAGGTAACTAATATCATAACAGACCTCCTACAAGAGAAGCCACAATTAGTACGCTCATTTAAAGTCGGTGATACAGAGTTTGGCTTTATCCCTAGTCTTGAGGATATGACCTTTGGCGAGTACGTAGACCTAGACACATACATAGGCGATTGGGAAAATATCCACAGAGCAATGGCGGTATTATACAGACCCATTAAGGCAAAGATTAAAGACAAGTATGAGATCGAAGAGTATAAAGGCGATCATTACTACGATG